CTCTTAAACCATTGAGGAAAGAATACAAGATTAAGATGTTAGAGGCATTAAAGTCTGAAAATAAAAAAGAGTATGTTAAATGGAATTCAATGCAGATGGCCACTAAAAGATTACTGGCGTCATTCTATGGAGTTTGCGCTCTATCAGGATTTGGTTGGTATGATGTAGACTTAGCCGCTAGTATTACTGCTAGTGCTAGAGAAGCAATTAGAGCAGCCGCATTTAAAGTGAGGGAATTAGAATGAGTGACTTACCTTGTAAAGAATGTAAAGAAGAGAAAGGTATATCTAAGCACTATTTGAGATGTATATTTTGTTATACCACGATTACTAAAGTAGAATTGATGGAGTTGAAAAGACAATGCAAGTAGTTTACGCCCACACTGATTCACTCTATGTCCCTATACCTTCTATTGAGAAGGCTCAAGAGATAAGAGAGATTCTAAACAAACACATTCAAGATGAGATATTTCCCAATCTAATGGGTTTAGATGACCATCCTATGGATTTAGAATTCGAGAAATACTATTCTGTATTAGGAGTAGGGGCGACTAGAAACAGAAATGCTGGATTCATCAATTGGAAAGATGGAGTATATCTAAATGAACCTGAATTTGTAAGCACTGGTTTCGCATTAAAAAGAATCGCTGAATCTAAGATAGGTAAAGAGGTTCAAAAGACTACCATAGAGATGTGGATTACTCAGAAACCAAAAGAAGACATCATTAGTTATACTAAAAAGATGTATAATGATATTCGTAAAGGTCTAGTTGAGAAATTAGACTTAGTTAAAAGAAGTCGAGTAAAAGAGAATCGCCTTACATTAAAATGTAAATGTAGAAAAACTTACTCGGTTGATTATGTTAGGAGATTATTAGGAATTGTTCCTGACTCCTTATGTGAAAAAGATAACTGTAATGCCAAATTAAAAGATTGCACAACAGTAGAAGGTAAAAGACCAGTATTTGGAGGAGGGTTTGCAGGTATGTTATATTATAATGAACACGTTAACCCCAAAGATAAGATTGATGATTCCTTTTACCATCTGAAAGCCAAGTTCAAAAGTAATCAGATTAATACCTTTACTAACTGGAACGGTGACACTAGAAAAGCGGAGTATATTGCGGTAAAAAACTTAGAAGAGTTTGAACCCTTTAATCCCGACTGGAACTTTTTAGCCGAATCAGAAGTAATAAAGAAAATAAAACCCGTATTTGAGGCTATGAATTGGGACTTAGATGCGGTAAAGAAAGACGATAGACAGAGAGATTTAGGAGAGTGGTTTTGATGGGTATAACAATTAAATGTTCTAATTGCCACACAGTTATGGAATTCGTAATCTACTATTCTAACGCAAAACAATGTCCATATTGTAATAAGAAATGGGACTATTCAAAAAGAAGTAGCACTAAATTAAGGAGGAAAGATAAATGACAGAATATACATACCAATGGAACCCAGAATGGGAAGATAACCCAACCATGCCACAACTTAAAGTAACGAAATCATCGTTAAACACTTTCGAGTTTTGTCATAAGCAATATGAATTTAATTATATTGAGGGTAGAAAGTCTGAACCTAATGCTGCTATGGCTAGAGGTTCAGCGGTTCACAATTCATATGAGGATTTCTATAATGATTTTGATATGAAAAAAGCAGAAGGATTAGACCAAAACAATCTATATGAATATTGTATGGGTTTATTTCCTATTGATGACTACGGAGAAGTATATCAGACTATGGCTGCCTTTGAAACAGAGAGGTATCTAAGTTCTAAGTTATCAAAATCAATAGATAATTATCTACCAGTAGGTAATGAAATTAGATGTAACGCTAAATTAACTATACCTAAAGATGTAGGTATGGGAGGAAGAGGTAAAAAGTTCATGTTAAAGCGTGACTATACTATCCATCTTCAAGGTATCATTGATAGAGTGTTTCAAGAAGGGGATGGAGTCATACCAGTTGAATTAAAGACTGGGCAATGGAAGGCTAGAAAACAAGCACACATGAGAAAAGAAATGGCTTTCTATAAGGTGCTAATGGATGCTGACCCAGACTGTAATTTAGACCCAATAACTCATTGGGCTTGGTATTATCCAGACTCAAATTATTTTGAAGTTGAACCAGTTAGAAGTCATCAAATAAATAGCATACCTAAGCGCATTGGTAAACTAATTTATGCTTATGAGCAGGGTATATTCCCCGCATCTTATTTCGCTAAAAAGTGTCAGTTCTGTTCTTATATAGGAATCTGTGACTCGGCCCAACAAGCAGAACTATGGGAGTGGTGATTTGAAAGATAGAAGTAAAAAAGTAGGACTGCTACTAATAGATGGATTAACTGTGTTATTCTTATTAGTGTGGAACGTTGGTATAATAGTAGTATTAGGAGTGGCTTTATTTCCAGTCTTAATATGGAGGTTCTTATTTGGAACTAAAGAAGAAATAAAAAGATACACTAAGGAGGGATTGAAACATGAAGGAAAAGATAATGAGAAAGATAAACAGTAAAAATTGGAAGTTTCACGAATTGTTGAAACTGAAAGAAGTGGCATCTTCAGTCTCAGGTGAACTATATCATGAGTTGGACTTGAAAGACCAACTTGAACTAATATGGGAAGTTAAAGTAGGTAAAGATTTAACCTTCGGTTCTTTGTTTAAACAGACAGTAATAGATTCATTAGAAGATGAAGTGATGAATGCCTTTCAAGAAAAGTTTGAATCAGCAACCGTTAACTTTGATGGTGATGAAGAAACTATTACCCCTACACTTCCAGTGGAGAAACCAACTTCTTTAACTAGTAAGTATTCTGCTAAAGAGCCAACTATGGAAGATTTAATTTCAGGTAAAGATGTTCAACCTTCTTTAGTAGAAAAGGATGGTAAAGTGCAAACTAGAGCCGGTAATGTAAAAGTGGAGAGGGTATGATGGTTTTTGAAGAAATGTTAGAAGGTCAAAAGAAATTAACTGAAACAATGGAGGAGATACATGCTACTCTTAAGTTCAGTAATAGAATAATTATGATGGTTAATGTAGTTAATATTGCCACTATTATTGTAGTGGGAATGGTGTTATTAAAATGAAATTTCCTAGAGAAGTATGGCCAAGTGCTAATAAACAAACATCAACTTTTGCTAGTAAAAGAAAGTTAGTTCATAATCAAGAACAGTTTAACGAGTTCGTTAAAATGTATAATGGTAAAATGAATGTCTTTACATCAGTATATGATTACGGGCAATATACTATTAAACAAGCAGTAGTATCAACTGTAATTCTAGATAGAGTGTTTTTAGATTTCGATGCCCATCATGGGGAAGTCAACAAACATACTGGAGCGCAACTAATTAACCAAGAAGCAATACAAAGTTGTTTAGAAGATTTAAGATGTGTGATGGATTACTTGGAAGAAAAAGATTACAAATATGATATGTCTTTTTCTGGAAGAGGGTTTCATGTATATGTTTATGGAGAACCCATTAAAGATATACGCAGACTAAATGCTTTCTTTAATGAAGTAAAGGAAGTTACAGTTAACGGAACTTTAGATAGTTCCGCTATATCTAGTAGAAGATTAAGAAGAGTTAGAAACACTATGAATATGAAAGCCTCTTATGGAGATGGCTGCTATTATTGTGTGCCTTTAGATTGGGCTAAGATGAAGGGGTTAGGAGTGAGCGATTTCCTCACTATGTCTAAAACCCCTAACACAATCGCCTTGCCTATGCGAGGGACTAAGTTGGTTAATTGGCCCGAAGTTCCTCCTATAGAGGAATCAGAAATAGAGGCTGAAGTAATTAATGTAGGTAATTTACCTATGCCACCATGTATGCATAGCGCAATCATGGTAGAGAACCCAACTGATGAAGCAAGAGCATATCTTGTTAGTTGGTATAAAGACCTATTGTTATGGGCTGACCCCAATGTGGGGTTTGCTGATACTAAGGTAACACCTAGTAGAGATACTAGACAAAGAATGGTGAATAAAATCACCACGGAGATTAAAGGATTACATGAAAACCATAATGTTTGGTTGGATTTTAATGAAGAGGTAACTAAGTATAGAGTTGGTTTTATCGTAGATGGGAATTATAATTTTCCCAATTGTGATAAACTAATCAATAACGGTTACTGTATTGGAAAATGTTGGAGGATGAAATAATGAGACAAACTACGCTATTTGAATATGGAATGAGATTAGAAGGACAGATGACTTTAGAAGATTTCGGTTTAACTTTTGAGGAATAAATATGAATTTAATTATTGATAGTAGAGAAGTCTCTGCTTTATCAGATGAGGTGGAAAGTAAAGCCACCAGTATGAATATTATTACTAAAAAGCAATGGATTGAAGTTGGAGATTATGTTATAGGGAATACTTGCTTTGAGGCAAAATCTACTCATGATTTCTTATCATCGGTTATTAGTAAAAGGCTGTGGACTCAATTAGATAATATGGATAGGTGCTATGATAATAATATAGTTATCATCTATGGCTCTTTAAGAGATGCACTGACCTATACTAAATATTCTGCCAAGTATAATTCTATGCCTAGAAATAGAAAGATGCAATTATTAACCAATAAATTCTATGGTGCATTAGGTAGAATCATTTTAGACTCAGACATTAAACCAGTTTGGGTTCTAGATGAATTCGCAGCAGCATCAATTATCTGTAGTGTTGCTAAGATGCAACCAGTAGATAGACCACCAATTAAACCTCACATGTTTAAGCGGTTCACAACAGACGATGTGAGAATAAATATGTTAACTACCGTTAAGGGAGTTAGCGAAAAGAAAGCAAAGATGCTTATCAAAAAATATGGTTCACTTATGGAGATAGGTGACTGTGATAAAAGAGAACTATGTTCTCTAGAAGGAATAGGGGATACTACTGCGGATAGAATCCTATCTATTTTTAACTCAGAAAAGAAGGTGATACAATGAATTATGAAGAAGAATACTATTACAATGTGGAAGAAATACAAGAAGAAAACATTCAAGTTTCAGAACAAGACTTACCAGCAATTGTTAGGAATTGGGAAAAGGTGGCCATATCATATTCCAGATATAATAACATACCCGCAATAATTTCATATTACAATTTATTAGGTGATTTGGTTAAAAATATGGTAGAGATTCCATTCGGGCCAACCACTAATGATACTAGAATTCACTTTTGTTGGATTCAAACTGCTAGAACTGGAAAGACCACATTGATAATGTATGTTCTAACACCAGTTGCTAAGTCTATCTATGAAGACTTGCATGACGATGAGTATGTAGATTCAGATGTAGTTAATTTTGCTGATTATAATACTGCTTCCTTAGTAGGTAGTCACACTGAGAATAAAAATTTCAGTGAAAACGCAGAAGAAATCTATGGTAGAGAGATGCAAGAGATTGATGAGAATATAATCTATACTGTTGATGAAAGAACAGAAGCGATAAGGTCTGCTAGAGAAAAAAGGGATGCGAACTCTTCTAGATGGAATGTTCACTTGGGTCCAATTCATGGAGAAGGTATTTGGTTTGCTGATGAGTTTGAAGGAAGTGGTGTTTTTAAAGATAAAAATCACAAGGAGAATATGAACATTGTTTTCCAGACTTTAATGAATAACTTCCACAATGGTTCAAATGTATATGAAAAGATTCTAACTGGTAAGCCAGTAATACCATTAGATTGTAGATATTCTCTTATGGCTTGTACTTTTCCGCCAGACCAATTATTGAAAACGGTAGCAGAAAAGGGTATCCTTCAAAGATTTCTACCATTTATTTGGGATGTTCCCGATGATACCAAGACTGAAATGAGAAAAGATGTAATAAAAGGGTTTGGAACTATATCTAAAACTAAAGGGCCACCTTTACATCTAAAGAAGGGTATCTTAGAAATATACAAATTAACTAAAGCCCGATTTGAATCGGTAGGTAAAGATAAATTAAAAACTATTAGTTACAATCCAGACGCAATGGAGGCGTTAGATAGCGCACACAATGTTTTATTAGAGTATATTTCTAATGTCAACCCTAGAATTAGAGACATAATTCGTTTATTTGAAATGAATCTAGTAGAATACATAGGTAAGTTAGCAGTATTAAATTGTATATCTATGTCTAAAGGTATCACTAATCCTGATGAAAGATTCATCGTTTCAGTTGCTAATGTTAGACAGGGAGCCTATGTAGTTAGGAAATGTTACATGGCTTTAGTGCAATGGTTAGAAAATGCTATGAAGGGTGAAAGGAAAACTATTGCCGCAAAAAGTTCACTTAAGGAGTTCCAACATGCTTATCAAGTAGCATTGGATAGGGCTAAACCACAGGAACAGTTAGAAGGGGGATATGTCTGGAAGAAACTAATCTTAGATGATGCAGGTAAAATTCTAGAACAATCTCCCGCATGGATTTATAATAAATACAATACTCTAAGTGAAATGTTTGAGTCTAAAAAGAAAGGTAGACAGGCATATATCAGACCAAAAAAACAGGAGGAATAGATAAATGAAAGCGACATGGGAAAATAAATATGTGGTATTTGATGTTAATGATGGCCCAAAAACTATGATTGACGCACTGAACTTGGAAGGAGCAGAAGGTTGGGAAGTAGCCTCAATTGTTAGCGTAGCCGGTAACAAATTGTGTGCTTTCCTTAAGCGAGGCAATTATATTGTTGAGCCTTCTCCTGAACAAGAGAAAAGAGAAGAAGTGCTGAAATTATGGGGCGGAAAGAATGAATAATGTCATGGCTATTGATTTAGAAACTAAAAACCTATCAACTGACATTGGAGGATGGGGTAACACCCATATGTTTCTAGTATCTACTGTAACCACTTGGAATGGAGATACTGGAACTGTCTATGTAGATGAACCAGTATCTGATACCTTTTCTAAATCAGGAGTCCAAACTAAACCATTAAGGGAATTAAAATTCGATTTAGATAATCATTTTCAAAAAGGTGGTCAACTATTAGGACATAATATTGTGGCCTTTGATTTACCAGTTCTTAGAGATGCAATGGATATTTACTGCATTAGAAAATATATTACTAACAAACAATACATTGATACTAGCCAATATTTCGTATCAAATCATGGAGAGAGATATTCTTTAAACAATTTAGTTGACCACACTTTAGGTAAACAAAAGACCTTAGATAGTATGGACGCTCCAAAACTATGGAAGAAAGGTGAATATGATATTGTTGTGGATTACTGTTTAAAAGATTCTCAATTAGTATATGAATTATGGAAACACGGACAAGACAACGGAGTTGTCAAAGCATTCAACATAGAGAAAGAACAAGAAATAGAAATGGAGGTGGAATGGTAATGGAAACTGGCGAAGTATTTGGATGGCTTTTGTTTTTGATTTTTATTAGCGTTTTATTTTTTGCGGCGTTTGGTAGTGCTTCTGTAACAGAAGATACTGTTGAAGAGTATATCAACAACCTAATGGCTGAAGAAAATAATAATAAAAAGATGAGATAGAAATGGCTTTAAAATATAAATGTAACAATTGTGGCAGGTATATCATCCCTAGAAGGATAAAGGGAAACTATATTGGTGATAATGAGATTATCAAAATTTGGGAATGCCCAAACTGTAATCACCTTTGGAGATAACTATCAAGCGTTATAGGATGCAATCGCATCCCTATAATCATTAGGGCTAAAATAACCTACTAGTTTTAGATTATCATCTACCACTGTAACCGCTATAGGCTTCTTTACATTCATCATTAAAGCCGCCTCTTTAACTGTGCTATTATAATTTACAGATAAGATATTGGAATCTAAGTGGTCTTCACATTTTTCAACTCTACAATCTAAATCATTAGACATGGCAACTAACATGTGGGAATCTGTAACTATACCCATAGGTAGTTTATCATCCACGACTACCAATACCCCTCTTTCTAATGCTAATATTTTCTTAGCGGCTTCACTAAGAGTGGCATGTTTGCTTATGGTATCATATTCATCAGTTATATTCAAGTCGGAAATCCGCATGGGTCTTATCAAAGTGAATTTAGTTAAGAAGTTTTTGAAGTATAGGGGAGGAGGCTTCGGCCTCTTCCTCTTTTTTTATTTTATTTTATATTGGGGTAGATTTATCCACCCTAATTTAAATCTATTTATAAGTGATTACAATTAAGAGCATAGATATTTCACTAGGATTTCAACATTAAAACTTAGAAAAACTAAAAATTGCAAAAATTAGATACTTTTTTCAAGGATTTATGAATACTAATTCAAATGCGCCTTGACTACTACCACCACTATTAGTAGCAGTAATTTGTAATTCAAATATTGCCATTTCCCCACTTCTTGAACTGAAATTTATAGCGTAATTAGCCCCAGTCCAATTTTGAGTAGAAGGTGGTGTTGGGGTAGAAGAAACGACTAATCCCGCACCATTATCAACTACGACTATACCCCATGACCAAGAAGCAACTGTTCCTCCACCAGTAGTGTCTCCATAAGCACTAATGGATATGGTTTGTCCCAATAATGAACTTATATCAAGAGGATTACCGTTATCTATAGTTCCACTTCCACCACCAGAAGCAGAGAAATTTACTTTGTCAGCATTTCCACCAGAATCTTCTACTCTTGCGCCAGTAGGAGCAGAAACAGAAACAGATGCTCCACCTTGAACAACTCCTAATTGCCAATGAAACCCTACCATTCAATCACCCTATTCTCTGCCATTCATCGGCAGCAAATTGAATAAAGGTGTAAACCTTATCATCGGCAATACTTACTTGCCCACTTGAAGGAACGGCTCCATTTACTTTACAATTACTTGCATCTCCAGTTGTTATACCATCAGCAATCGTTCCACCACCTGCATTAATAACAGTAAATTGTGTTCCTATTGTAGAAGTATTCGGAATATCAGGTAATACTACTTTAGAAGTGGTAGTTGTTAAAACAATAACTATCCCAGTATCAGCGGTTGTAGCCGTATAAGTAGTAGATGCTGCTAAAACTACAGTGGTTGCTCTACCCGCAATACCTGCGTAAGTAGTAATATTAGAACCAGAAGATGCTGTTAATGTATCAGGTGGCCCAACTGTCGCTAAAATAGTTGACACTATATCTTTATCTTCATCAATTAAAGATACACCGAATTTAAGATTACCACCTTTATCAGCATTTGAATGTATTTCTGTAGCGTAACTCGTAATAAATGCAGAGGCTTCTGTAACTGAACTAGGTTCACTACCAGCAGCATCAGCAGAATCAAAACCAATACCACCGAGTAAATCACCATCGCCCGTTGAGTTGTCATCTCTAACAACTAATATTCCATCGTCATTATCTGCCCCTTTATGGTTGACCTGTAAAGAATTATTTACTGTTCCAGTATAATTAGCATCCCCATTAATGAGGTTTCCATCAGGAGTTAATCTAATTCTATATTCTAAGTTGCCACCTTTTCTAATTCTTATAGCGGTTTGAGAATCTTCTGTTCCAGTAGTAGTATCTACTATTTCCCAAAATTGGTCAGCATATCTAAAATCAGCAAAAGTGCCACTACCATTATCGTTTCTTCCCCTAATAAGAAGGTGGGCTAAATCATCACCATCAGCGGGGTCATCAGCACTATTACGATATAATACAATATCTGGAGCCGCACTAGCACCGTCATCTGTACTCTCAATAATTAAAAAGTCACTATTTCCTTTTCCTTCAAAATGAGCAATTGGGCCAGTAGAATCGTTTCTAACATATAATGGGATAACACCAGTAGCACTAACATGGTCATTATGAATATTTAATAATCTTCTAGTGTTAGTATTGGAAGCGTCACTATGTAAATGTAATAATCTACCTGTGGTCAATGCATCTCCGTTTATTTCAGCAACCGCATCTGTAGTCACCGAATCTCCAGTGACCAACAACGCTGTGTTGTTTATACCAGAAGTAACGCCTAATTGATTACCATTAAAAGTTAAATTGTCTTCACCATTTAATGCACTAGCAGAAGTGAATGTAGGAATTCTATTATTAGCACCACTAGCCACAGAAGTAATTGGTATTCCAGTAAAAGTGCCATCCCCTGCAACTGAGAACTTAACTGCATCAGAATTATCTCTTACTTCAAACGCAGTAGCAGAAGTATCAGTCCCCAATCTCATAACTATTTTTTTATCTTGGTCTGTATTATCAATTATAAAATCTCCACCAGCACTTCCTACTTCCACAGTTGTTCCAGTGGCAGCAGAACTTATTTTTGACATTTCAGTATATACATTAGAATTAGAGTAACCAATAGATAATGCGTTTTCAGTCTTACTAGTAGTGAATGTTTGAAATGCTGCTGTGCCATGAGTATCAGTTGATTGTATTTTAATAAGAGATATAGGAGTGCTACCAGCAGTTAATTCTGGAACCACCCCATCAGTTGAACCTAGAATAATATCAGCGGTTCCAGTTCCATCACCATCATCAGTAAATACTGCCCAATGATAGAATGCTCCGGTAGCAGGTTGTGTTAAATCGTGAGCAGATAAAGCATCAACCGCTATGTATTTACCATCTGAAAATCCCTTTCCCGCTGTTAATGCTACTCTTATTACTCCACTACTTGTAGTGAAGGTGTGAGCAAATCCTAATGTTGAAGCGTGGTCCTTCAAAGCATAATTACCTTGAGCCATAGAGTGAATGCCAGTAAATAATCCTGAATGAGGAGAATCTACCTTATCGGTTAATATGGCTGTGGGGTTTGAGTTTATTGTACTTAGTTTTCCAGAATTGGCTACCATACTATTCTACCTCCACCGTATATATTACTTCGATAGTATCACTAGTTGAAAAGTTTCCTATTGGGTCAAAGTTAATTCTAGAAAGCATAATATTTTCAACTGGGCTATAATTATATCCACTAGTATCTATTACTGCCATCTCTGCATCAGTAGGAACATCTCCAAAGAATCCTACTTCTCTAATAGTGTAACCTTGTAATTCAGTCCCTGTAAAATCTCCTCTAAATTCTACAACCTTATCATCAGAAGAACTAGAGGTGGTGGAAGAATCTGTGCTGACTGGTAATGGAACATCGAGAGTAGTAGAAGTAGGATTGGTTCCACCTCCACCAACTCCTAGTTTAACTTTGCCTGATGTGCTACCAAAGAATTCTCTAAGGAATAGTGCCATTTTCTTTTTAGTATTGTCTGTTATCATATAAAATCCTCATCTATTATTATTTCTGTGACTGTTTCTTGTGGCCCCATAGTTGTCTCAAAGTCTAGTTTTCTTTCCGTCAATGTTTGGAATCCTAATGTGAACGCATTACTGTCTACTAAACCGACCCTTTTAATCATCAGTCTTAATTCTTTCAGTTTAACTGAATCAAAGAAGTCTAGTGGAGAAGTGGTCGAAGTGAATTGACTACCCCTGATAGAGGCAGAATTAGATTTATTAGTCATAGATAATTCAGCAAAACGATTCGCTAAATCCTTTCTGTAAGTTCCGGCCTCTAATTCGAGGAGTCCTTTTAACTCCCTTCTTATCTCATAAACTTTGTAAGTATCAGCAGGGACTCCTTCACTTGGGAAATCTAAGGTAATGATATCTCCCGCTTTTATGAATTCGACTCCCTTACTCGACATCTTAATTGTGAACCTATCATCACCATCAGAGTGCGCTTTCAGGAGTTTCTTAGCACGGATGTCTACATCGTCTTGTGAAATAAGTTCCATATTTACCTCTTCTAAAGTTTTCTTACCAAACTTGTCTATACTCTTGCGATTTCTTTTAATGGCTTTCTTTCCATTACCATATACAATTATTTCATTGTATAAATC